TCAGAACCGACCGTCGCGCAGCCGGTCAGCGAGATCGTCGCGATCGCGAGGGCGGCGAGCCGCAGCGTCGAGCATCTGGCGTTGGACATCATTGACATTCTCCGTGGTTTCAAGGCGTTCGGCGAGGCGGCCAGCGCGCTCGCCGGAACGCCGGAGCGCGAGCAGGAACAGAAGCACCGCAAGTGCGATGGCGCCGTAGCGCAGGGCGGCTCGGCTCCATGAGCTAGCGGCGATCCCGGTGAACAGAGCGGCGATCATCGCTGCCCCCTCTTCCAGTCATCGATGCGGGCGTAGATCGCGACCGCGATGCCGGCGAGGGCCACGGCGATGAACACCCAGCGCAGCGTGTCGAGGTATGGCACGAGCGGCAGGACAGCGGACTGGGTCTCGGCCAGGACGTTCTGCGCGACCTCGGTTCCAGCCGCGCCCACAGTCGCAACACCGGCTGCACCGCTGCCCTTTAACGTGCGACTCTCAGACAGCACCTCGCGCGCGGGCGGCGTCTCCATGGCGAAGGCCGCCTCGCGGACTGGGAACCGCTCACCCCACTGCCGAGCGGGCCCAAGGTCGATATGCATGAAGCCTGACCGCGGATAGAAGCCGAAGCCCCTGAAGCCGACCGCACGGGCCGCCTCTTCGAAGGCGGCCGGGTCATGGTTGGTCATGGCGATGTCGAAGGCCATGCCGTCGAGATGCTTCGAGTGCGGCGCGCCGCCGACGGCGCGGTTGTGCGCCGGGCTGCGGTAGGCCGAGCGAACGATCAGCGGCTTGCCCAGCCGATCGCGAAGGGCTTGCAGCTTGTCGAGCGCCTCCTCGTGGATGCGCAAGCTACCGCTGCCCCGACAGGCGATCTCCGCCGGAGAGAAGTTCTTCCAGCGCCAGGCGCCCTCGGGCACGTCGCGCCAGTGGTTGAAGGTGGTTGTCGTCATAAGTGATCTCCGGGCACAAAAAAACCCGCCGAACGGCGGGTTGGTGGGTTGAGAATCGGAAGCGGCGGTCAGGGACCGTTGCCAAACAGCTTCAGCTTGATGGCGATGCCGGCCATGAGGGCGAGCAGGACGCCGGTGGTGATGATGCGAACGGCAGTCTGCACGGCCGTCTGCCTGGCCAGCCGAAACCCGGCCAGTAGCGATCGCAGATCGCGGATGTCCTCGGCGGCGTCCGTCCCGTCGAGCCCGACCTCATGCAGAGCGCGACGCGCGCCGGTCTCGGCGGCACGTTCGAGCAGCGCCTCGAACTCGTCGCTCGGTAGGCTGATCAGTCTGCCGATGTCGCGTTTTCGGTCCATGGGTGCGGTCCTCGGCTGGTGCTTCAGACGACCAGCGTGCCGGCAAGCGTAAAGCCGATATCGGCAAGGGTTGCGTCCGGCGTTGCGGGGGCGACGACGCTGAGAACGTCACCCGGCTCCAGCACGGTTTCGGTGGCGGCAATGAGATCGGCGACGGTTCCTGCCGCGGCGAAGCGCATGGTGGCGAAGCTCGTTCCGTTGCGCCGGATGTCGAAGTCCGTCTGCGCAGTGGCCGCCACTCCCGCGACGCCCTGACTGCCGGCAAGATCGACCTTCATCCGCGTGCGCCGGGCGATCGGTACCCGCATGAGGATCTCATCGGCGCTCGGCTGACCCATCTTGAACCCGGTCAGATCGGCTGGTGGGTCGGCGGCATCCTGGGTTTCGACCACCTCAATGGCGAACCAGGTACGCGCCCCGGCGAGGATGGAGTTCCAGTTGTTGTTGGTGAAGTTCACCCGAAGCTGGAAATAGTCTCCTTCGACCACGGGCAGGACCGCGGAGAAGGTCGAGAAGTCGTTGTTGGTGTAGCCGGACGAGCCCTGGCGCACGGTGTAGGGCGCGGCTCCGATCGGCTCTCCGGCGCCGTTCTTGTCGAAGGTCAGATAAACGCCACCGGTGGTGGCGCTCGCCTTCATGGCGATAGAGCCGAGAAGCCTAACCTTGGTGATGCCGGAGCCAGCGGGGATCGTCAGACGCTCGGGCGTCCCTCCGGCCCAGAAGCCTTCGCTGTCATAGACGGCCGCCTGCCACGGGATCTGGATCGGCGGGCTGACAGTGGCGATGTCGGTCGTGCGCTGCACGAGAGCGCCCCGAAACGGCAACAGCGCCCGCTGGAAGATGCCGACGCCCGTCGCACCCCAGAGCGCGCCATCGAACTGGAGAACGTCGCTGGCGACAGCGCCGCCGGCGGCCACATCGGTCAGGTCATTAAGTGCGCCAGCGCCGCCGCCGACCCCGAAGAGATCGCTGCCATTGCCCTGCACCAGCACGGTGGCGCCGGGCACGATGATGACCTCCGCGCCCGAACCCGGGTACTTGGCCCGGACCTCCTGACCGCCGCCGGTCGCGTTCCTGATCGCGAGCCGGCGATGGTTGGCCGGCAGCGTCAGGACGCGCGCCGCCGTCAGAGTGCCGGTGAGTGCGATCAGGCCGTTGCGGTTCGCCTGCGTGCTGGTCAGCGCCACGTTGGCGTCGGCCATGGCCAGCGACAGAGCCCGGTTCATGGCATTGTCGAGGGCATCGACCGCATCGTTGATCGTGACTTCTTTCTGGTTCTGGGCGGCGGCGACATGGGTCACGGCCAGATTGGGGCTGGGCATCAGGCAATCTCCGAGGTGACAGCGCGCGGGAAGCCACGACCCGCGACCGCGCTCAGTTGATAGACGGCTACGGACAGAGCAGCCGGCACGACGCCGAAGTCGGCCAGGATGTCGGCATTGGCGTAGACGACGCTGGGGCTCGCCGAGGCGAGCGTACGCTTCACCGCACCGCCGGGACCATCGAGGATGTCGACCTCATAGGCCTCGCTCGCCTCACCGAGGGGAACAAGACCGGTCCCGTCCTTCAGCTCACCGCCAATGCGCGTGCGGCGAACCCAGGACAGGGTGATGTTCGCTGGGGCGCCGCTCGGGGTCGCGCGCACATTCCACGGCGCATAGGGTTTGAGGTCGCGGCCGCCGTGGCTCTGGACGAGCGTCTCGGCATCCTCGAACAGTGTGCCGAAGCCGACGGCGCGCCAGGATCGCGGCAGCCCAAGATCACCGAGCGCCGTGACCAGCGTCTCGACATCGTCGGGATCAAGCAGCGCGAAGACCTCACCTGCCGCATGGCCATCGACGAAGACGTCCGTGCCGCGTCGGCCGCGCAGCAAGCCGGTGAGCGTGTAGGAGCCATCAGGGTTCAGCGTGACCTGGCGGAACTGGATGATCTCCGGCTCGCCATTGGTTTTCAGCACGAGGGCCGCGTTGGCGCCGTTGACGAGGGCCTCCTGCGTGACGCTCTCCAGCCGCTCGCCGCCGGTGGTCATGAAGACGGTGAGGCTATTTTCCTCATCGGTGCTGAAGGACGAGCGCGGCGCTCCCAGCGCATTCGCCGTGGCGCCCCAGGCGGCCTCGCTCAAGGCCCGCCCGGCTTGCGCCCAGGCCGATCCGTCAGCGCTGCGATAGAGGGCAGCGCCCGGCCAGCCCGGACCGCCGAACCCCGCCATCAGATAGTAAACCCGCGAGCCCGCACCGCCCGCATCATCGACATCGCGCAGAAGCGGCAGGTCGGGCAGGATAAGCCGCGTGGCGGCGTTCGCGCCCACCAGCTGGGCGGGTTTGCCCGAGCCGCCATCGGCGATGACAGACGATACATAGGTGGCGGCGGTCTCCGAGACGCCCTTCACCGCGAGCGAGAAATCCGCGCCGACATCGAGCCGGTTGATCCGCGTCCGGAAGGTCGAACCAGTGGCGAACACCACATCCACCACATCGGTCGGATCGAGCCGGAGCCAGTCTGGCGGCAGCTCTGCTTCGTAGGCGCTGCGCTCGATCCAGGCGCTGTAGAGCGTCTTGGCGGCGATGCGCTTGGCCGTTGTGGCGTCGATGGCGAGCGCCAGCTCGAGGCTCGCCTGATTGCGCGAATGCATGGTGGGCAGCGGCAGTGATCCGCGTTTCTCGCTCTGCGTGCCCTGTTGATAGTCGGCGTCCCGGTCCATGTAGATGACGGCGACGCGCTCGGGCAGCTCGACCTCCTGCGTGCGGCGCTCGCGCCAGCTTTCGCCCGTCTGGCTGTCGAGCGGCACGAGATATTCGGCCGGGATCGTTGCGACCGGCGTGCGCCCGCGGTTGCGGAACTGCAGGGTGTCATCGCTCTCGGCCGCATCGAAGAAATAGGCCTGCGCCAGAGGCTCGATCGATCCGCGCACGGTGGTCTGCCGGCCAATCACATAGCCGGGCACGGATGGCGTGAGCTCGGCGACGTCAATGTCGGCGAGCCCGAGGCCGGCGCGTCCGCAGAGATCGGCGACGATGGATGACAGCGCCTCGCCCTCGCCACCGCCGCGATTGAGGAACAGCCGGGCCCAGCCGCTACTGCCGCGCACCAGATGGGTGTCGGTGACGGCGTCGTAGACCTGTGCGCCCTGTTCACTGACCGCACCCGGCCAGATTTCATTGAGCACGATGGCGCCCGTCGCCGTGTCGAGCTGGACGACGCGCGTCGAGCGCATCAGCGTCCAGCGCTGGCCCCGCAAGCGGCTCTGGCCGAAGAACGGGCCCTCGTAGTTGATCTTGTGCGGGACGGCCGTCTTCCAGACGATGCCGGTGTCGGCGCGCCACTTGATCGCATAGATCGTACCGGCCGAGCTGCCGTTCGACATCGTGATCTGGAAGATGACGCTGTCGTCGGTGGCGTCGTAGGTCAGTCCGCCCGCATCGCTGTAGAACCCGGTCGCGCCAGCTTCGATCTGCGCAGGCGTGAAGCTCGCCACTTTTTCAAACGTGACGCCGAGCGATTGGCCGGTGAGACTGTCATACTGCGCGAAGGCCGAAACCCGGATGCGGTAGAGCCCGAGGCTGGTGTGGTTCAGACTGCTCGACGTCGCGCTCGCCAGGATCCAGCCATCGCCGTAACCCTCGCCGACGGCGCCGCCGATTGCGCCCCGAACGCGAGATTCCGTCACCGTCTGGCCGGCGCCCCAGACGTAGCCCATGCTGTCGGCGCGCAAGAGTCCGATGTCGTTGAACAGCGAGCCGGTCAGCAGGAAATCGACGCGACCGGACGGCCCATAGGCCGAGATCATTCCCAGCCAGGTCGTCGTCACGAAGCGGGTCGTGGTGTTGGACAGGCCGGTGCTGGTGAAGCCGAAGCGGCCGACTTCCTTCAGCGCGTTCGGCTCGACCCGGATGATCGGCCGCGAGTTGCCTGAGCCGACGGTCAGGTAGAGGTGACCGTCCTCGCCGCAGAACAGCGTGCTCGGGAAATTGTTGGGCGTGACGGCGGCAACGTCCGTCATCCGCGCCTGACGGTCCTCCGCCATGGTGCGCAGATTGAAACGCCGGATGCCGGCGGCTTCGGCGTTGCTGCTCGACGAGACGAAGTAGCCGTAGCCGCGTCGCCAATCGATCGCGAGGTCGCTGATCTGGTAGGACCCGAAATAGCCGCCTTCGCCCGTCGTGATGAAGTCCAGGAGCTGATAGGGCTGCTGCGCGGCGCGCCGATAGGTGATCTCCGCCGTGATGTTCGGGATGCGATTGCCGAAGTCTGCGAGCGCCAGATCCTCGAAGACGATGACGCAGAGCCCGCGATGGGCCGGTGCGCGACCGGCGCCCACATCAGCTTCGATCAGCGGATCCGGCAATTGGCTCTCGCTGCCGCGATGAAAACGGAAGCGCAGGTTTTGCTTGGCGACGTCCGGGCTCGATCCAGTCTTGTCGTAGATCAGCTTGCCGTCGGCCCAGATGCGCAGCACGTCCTCGGCCGGGCCCTCGCCGAAGCTGAGCGCGAAAGACGCGAAATAGGAATAGCTGATCGAGGTCTGGGTGCTGCGCCCGCCGCCGCCTTTGCCGCCGGAGCGAGTGCGGGTGACGTTCTGCTGTTCGCGGATCCCGGACGACCAGATCATGTTGCCGGCCATGCGCAGCGTGCCGAAGCCGATCGGGATCGATGCGCCATAGGCGGAGGACGAGACGGTCAGATCGCCGAGCCGCGGACCCTCGGTGGTGACGTTCTGGCCCTTGGCGGGAAACAAGAGGCTGCCTACGACGGAGCCCACCAGCCAGCCGGCCTGCCAGCCGAGACCGACGGCGGAGCCGAGCGCGGCGCCACCTACTGCGACGAGGATGGCCATGAGAAATCAGGATCCGGATTGGCGAAAGCGAAAGGCGAATTTGATTTTTGCCGGCCATTCGCCGGCATAGGGCTCTTCGATCACCTGCCTGCGGGTCGCATGGGCGTGCAGCAGATGAGGATGGCCGAGCCGCTCGGTCAGGAAGCCGCAGTGACAGGGATAGGCCTGATCGGCGAAGACGAGCACGTCACCGGGCTGGGCCTCAGGGATGGAGACGCCGTCCATGTTGCCCCGGAAATGTTCGACGAAACCCTGTCCCTGAGCGCGGCGGCTGTAGCCGGTACTGTCATAGTCAGACAGGTGCAGCGCATGTGCGACGCAAACCACCAACCCGACGCAGTCGATGCCGGAGTGCGTCCGCCCCTGATGCCGCCAGGGCACGCCGAGCCAGCCGCGCGCTTCTGCGATGATCCTCTCGGGCGTGATGATCTCAACGGGCATCGGGATAGCTCATCATGGCGTCCTGCCCCGGCACGTAAGGCTCGCCGCGGAAGTTGAGGACGTTGGCAAAGCGGGCGATGCAGGTGTCGAGGCGCTTGTCGCAGCCGGGATGGATGCGGAAGAGGTCGCCGACCCGGATCGCATAGCCCATGGGCAGGAACAGCTCGACGCGGCCCGTCGCTTGGGTCCACGCCTTCACCTCGATCGAGCGTGCGGCATTGGGCCCGCTCTCCCAGGTCAGCACGCCGCCGGCGAACCAGCCGTCACTCGCGCGCGGCTCGTCGATCGTAGCCGTGAACACCGCCCGGTCGACGACATCGGTGACGATGCCGGCCCGACTCCAGGACTCCATGGCCTCAAACACGGCCGTTCCGTCGGTGGTCTGCTGGCCGACGGAAGTGTCATAGGCTGTCTGGTCAGCAGCCGTCGTACCCGCACCGACGCAGCGGTAGACGCGATTCTCAAACACGGTCGCTGTGCCGACGCCTGTCGTCGTGTCGGTGAAGAAGCCGCTGACGGCGTCGAGCGCGACATTGCACACCGAGCCGCTGACCCTCGTACCGTTGAAGATCACGCGCAGCTGCCGCGTGCCCGAGGGAACCAGCGCGTCGGCGACCTGGCGGAGCGTCCAGACGCCGGTCATCGCCTCATTGCCGGTGTCGAGCGGTGTGGCCAGCACAGCGCCCAATTCATCGAGCAACTGCACGCGCAGCCGTCCCTGATCGACGGTGTTGCCGCCGCCATTGGCCCGCCAGCCGCCCACGGTCAGGCGGTAGTCGCCGGCATCGAGGATGGGCTCATCGAGAACATGGGAGAGATCGACGGTCTGACGCAGCTCGAAGCCGGCGACATTGCCGCCTTCAAGAAAATGCGTGCCGGTCTTCGGCCCGAGCGCGCCGCTCGTGGTCTTGGCGGCTGCCGAACCGGAGGCGACGGTCCAGCCGGAGAGATTGCCTGCGTCGAAGCCAGGATTGACGAAGGGAATGCCGATCGTCGTGAGCGCCGATGAGGTTCGTACTCGGACGGTATCGCCGACGGCGTAGGACGTCGATCGCTGGATCTCGGGCGGGTGGATCGGCACCTTGCAACGCGGGTCGCCGAGATCGGCGCGGCATTCCGGGCTGTAAAGCTCGCCGAGGCGCTGGGAGAGCGCCTGCGTCATGCCGCGCAGCTCTGTGCGGAAAACGCCTTGCTCGGTCAGCACCACCTCGCCAAACCAGCCGCGGCGCATGCGAAGCGCCCCCATCGACGGATCGGCCCAGTTGACGAGGAAGATGCGCACCTCCGCCTGATCAAAGAGACCCGCGCGCAGCTCCTCCTCGGTGATGGCCTCGTCATCGAACACGCCCTCTACGTCGAGATTGTCGACGCTGAGGCTCGCATCATTGGCGATCGCCGTGCGCGAATAGCCGGAGCTCGCCTTATAAACATCGCCATCGAAGACGAGGTCGCGGTCGTGATCGGTAAAGAAGAACTCGCGCCCGTCGATGCGCGTGATGCGCCAGCAGGTGGCGAGCGTGGTCACCGGCCCCGCCAGGTGGGTGGCGAGCGCTGTCGATGTTGACTTCATGGGCGGATCTCCAGCACCGGGATCTGGCCCCAGCTGCCGAGCTGATAGGTCTCGATGGTGATGTCCATCTGATCGCTGTCGAAGCGAACCGGCACGTCGAACTCGAAATCCGCCGTCACCTGAACGCCGGACGCCGGCGCGGTCGTGAAGGTCACGAGCCCTGTCGCCGTGTTCACCGTCCAGCCCGTGACCGCCTCGACGCCGTCGCGGTAGATCTTGACCGTGCCAGGAACCGGCTTGGCGATGATGCGGCTCTCGATCTCGCCGCCGCTCGCATAGCGCCTGACGAGCTGGAAGGTCTTGTTGGCGCCATCGCCGATGCCCAGCACCTGCGCGAACGCCTGGTAGTCGGTCCAGTCCTTGAAGCGGAAGCCATAGGCGCGGCCCTTGCGGGCGCGGAAGAAGGCGATCAGCGCCGCGACCTGCTCGCGCTTCTTGAGGCCATGCGCGACGTTCCATTTGCCTCGCGCGGCGGCCCAGTTGGCATTGCGGCGCTCGTGCCCCGACACGGTCGTCACCACGGTCGTCGAATATCCCGGTCCGCCCGACGCCCCGTAGGAGATGTCGGGCGGGAACTGCACCTCGTGAAATCCGCTCATCGCTCATGTCCGTCAAAGATTGCGCCGCGCCCGTTCCATGGCGCGGGCGGCGTCGGCGGCGATCTGGCCTTGCGCATAGCGGAAGCTGTTGGCGTCAGGCGTCGAGATGTTCATCACCACATTGACGGGCGGGCGCGTCTCGCGGGCCGAACCCATCGCTGCGAGCTGGGAGCGCGACAGCACCATCTCGCCCCGCTGCAGGATGGCGGGCACCTCGTCGGGACGAAGACCCGCCATGCCGCCGCCATGCAGGCGCGGCGCACCGGCAAAAGCGAACGCCGGGACGAGCCGCTGCGGCGCAGGAGCGCCGACGATGCCGCCCGCGTGGAAGATGCCCGACAGGATGCCGCCGCCCCCGCCGAACAGATTGCCGAAGAGCCCGCCGCCGCTCCCCATGCCGCCGAGCGCGTTGGCGAGGGGCCCAAGGATCGCCGAGCGCAGCGCAATGCGCGTGATATCGGCCAGAATGCTGTCGGCGAGCGCCTTGAAGTCGAACTTGCCGGTGGTCACGAACTTGGCGACGGCGTCCTCGGCCGACCGGAAAGCGCTGGTGAGCGCATTGCCGAGGCCCTTGCCCCAGTTCGCGGCTTCTTCTGCATAGCGTGCGAGCTCGTCCCTGACGGCGGCCCAGCCCGTTGCAGCTTCGTCAGCCGCCGCCTTGATTTCCCGGCCGGCCTCGCGACTTGCCGCGGCGGCGCGCCCTGCCGAGCCTCTGCCGCCCGCTCCATCACCTGCCTCATCGCCACTGTCACCAATCGCGCCGAACGCCGTGTCAAGCCGCTCCGTCGCCGCAGCAGCCTCATCGATCTCGGAGTTCGCCCCGGCCATCGCCTCGCGGAGCGCAGCGACCGACTCCAGCGGCGCACCGGCAAGTTCACCAAGTGCACTCGCGGTTTCACGGGCGCTTGTCGCGGCGCGACGGGCATCCTCCGCGAAGGCGGAAAATCCGAGATCCGGAACGCGAAATGCATCGGTCTCGAAGGCGGCCGCGAAGGCGTCGCGCGCAGCCGCGCCAGCGCCTTCGGCCGCGCCCGCAAATTGGTTTTCGATCCGGCCGAGATCGATATCCGGAACGAGTCTGATTTCGGTCTCGATGCCGATCGCTGAAAGCGCGGCGCCAATTCCCTGCACCAGGCCGTTGATGCCGCGCGTGGCTCCGTTCAGCATCCATTCGACGGCGGCGATCAGCGCATTGGCCGCCCGGATGGCAAAGTCGCCGATCGCTGCCGGGAGTCGGCTCCAGATCGCCACCATGGCGTCGAACGCGCCCTGGAAGACGTTGACGGTCCGATTGCCGAATGCGACGACGGCATCGAGGGCGCCTTGCAGCGCGTCGGCGACGTTCGCCTGAATGCCGAGCCAGGCTGCGGCGATCCGGTTCTTCAGCACCTCGACGAGCAGACCGATCCGGTCCCACACTTCACGCGCCACATCGCCCAGCAGATTGAGCGCCGCGCCGAAGCCGCCAGTCGCCTGCACGAGCCGCCCGAACTGATAGATCAGCTCACCCGCCGCCACGACCAGCACGCCGATGCCGGTGCGAATGATCGCGCCGCGCAGGAAAACGAGCGCAGTGGCAAGACCACGCACCGAGACGGCGGCCACCACCATGCTGGCGACGAAGCGCCCCGCCATGAGCCCGACGAAGGCGGCGGCGATCGAGGCTAGCCGTCCAAGATTGTCGAACAGAAGCCGAATGGCCTGCCCGAGCGGCCCGGTGGCGCGCGCCATGGCAGCGAGCGCGTCGGCGACGGCTTCGAGCGCCGGGGCCGCCGCCACCGCGAGCTGGTTGGACACCCCGCGCCAGATCAGACCGAGGCGAGAGATAGCGTCATTGGTGCGCTCGATCTGGGCCGCGTCCTGTTGCGACACCACGACCCCGAAGTCCCGCACGTCCTGCGTCGCCGTCCTGAGCGTCGCCGTGTCGATGCGCAGGAAGGTGAGCGCGGCGCGATCGCCGAAGAGCTGGGAGGCGACCGCCGCACGCTCGGCCTCGGGCACGTAGCGGGCGAGAGCCTCCTGGATGGCGGCGATGCGCTGGTCGAGGGGAAGGCGCTGCAGTTCCTGAGAGGTGAGCCTCAGACGTTCGAGCGCGCCGACCGCGGCTCCGGTTCCGGCTGCTGCCTGGCTCAGGCGCCGGGTCAGTTGGATGGTCGCCTGTTCGATCTCGCCCATGGAGACGCCGGCAAGATCACCGGCGCGCTCCAGCACCTGGATACTCTCGACCGTCGTGCCGAGTGAGGCGGCAAGCTTGGCCTGATTGTCGATGACCTGCAGGCCGGGGCGGATCATCGCCGCTGCGCCCGCTGCAAACGCTGCTGCAGCCGCAGCGGCGGCGATCTGTACCCGCCGATAGAAAGCAGCGACCCGCGTGTTCGCCGCATCCATCTCGCGCGACAGGCGCCGCATGCCCTGTTCGCCCGCATCGCCGATGCCCTGCAGCTCGGCGCGCACCTCGCGGCCGCCGACGACGGCAAGGCGCACGGACACCCTTTTCTCAGCCATCGTGTTCAGCCTTCAATTGCGCATTGAGGCCGCGCACCATCATTGCCTCGATGTCCGGCAAGAGCTCCGCGCAGATAAGTGTGTTGAGCCCGAGCGCCTCGGCCATCGCGAGGGCGGCGCTCATGTCGAGCCCCAGGACCGCGCCGGGTATGGCGCGCAGCTGGCCGGTGAGCCGCAAGGCGAGATCCCAGACCTGCCAGCCCTCGATCGTGACGGGGCGGTTCAGGACGGCTGGGCACTCGCCGCAGGTGCGTCCGCGGCTGACATGGCAGGATCGGCAATACTGGTCACCCCCGCTGAAATGCCATTCGGCAAGGGCGCGGAGCCGTTTTTTTCTTCATCCAGCAGCAGACCCTTCGAGACGTAGCGCAGCTGGAAGGCTTCAAAGAGCGGCAGGATATCAAGCAGCGCATCGATCCCTTCCGGATTGACCGGAACGGGATTTCCGTCTGCATCGCCGACGCCCTCCCAGTCTTCGACAACAAGCCGCGCGAGCGCCTTGGCCATCACAACCGCGATGGTTTCGTTCGATGCCCCCTCCGGCAGGCTGGTGACGGCCGGATCGCTGCGTGCGGCCGCCATGAGTGCGGTGGTCAGTGGCCCCACGCGCAGGCGCACGCCGTGGCCGAGGTCGAGCCAGCGCGGCTCGCGCGAGAGATCAAGACGGATCATGGGATTTTCCTCATGCGTAGCTAGTGACGTCGTTAAGGAGATGCGCGCGCAGCATCGTGCCCTCGCTGTCGTCGAAGGCGGCGCGCCAGTCGAAACTCGCCTCGACCCCGCCGGGGCCGGAGACGGCGTATTTGGGTTTGGGCAGGAAGACGCGCGGCAGCTCGAAGCGGAGCGCATAGTCCTCGGGGAAAGTGAAGCCGTAATCGAGTGTGACGGGATCGCCATTGGCGGCCTCGGCGACCAGCGTCGCGCCGTCGAAGCGCACCGACATCGAGCCTTCGGCGGACGCGAAGGTCGGATCGGCCGCCTCGATCTTGCCGTCCTCGCGGATCACCCGCACCCGTTCGAGATTATTCGAGAAGGTGAGACTGCCGCCGGTGACACCCGCCAGCGCAGATCCGCCACGCCGGATGAACCCACGCCCCTGACTGAAGCGGCGCAGCGAGAAAGCGTCAGGACTACCGTCGACCGTCGCGGAGAAACGCTCCTCGCCCTGCGCCACCAGCTGCAGACGGGCATTGGCCGGTCCCTCCTGGCCCATCTCGAAATTGAGGCTCTCCATCACCGTGCCGAGATGGCGGAAGAAGACCGGGGTCGTCAGCTTCGGGTGGCCGATCTCGATCGTGTAGCTCGGGATGTCGTCGGCGCCGCTCTCCCAGACATGGGCATAGCCGCCACCGGTCAGCGTCGGGCCGGACACGCTCGCCGCGGATGCTGCAAAGGTGAAGCTGTTGCCAGTCGGGCCGGCCGTGTCGAACACGATCACGAGCGTCTGGGTGCTCGTCGGCCGGGACCAGGTGCATTTGGCGATCTCGGCATCGGCCGAGGCGTTGAGATCGTCGACCAGTTGATCGAGGGTCTGAGTGACCGTCGTCTGGATTTCCGTCTCGTCGCCCGATGGCGTCCCGGAGACGAAAGTCCAGACGGTACTATTGAGCGTGATCGTGTCGCCGGGCGACGGATTGGCCGCGAAGGAAATCGAGCCAGAGGCATTGACCGGCGTCGTCACGGGGTCGCCGAACATGCCGGTCAGCCAGAAGCCGGTGCCGCGCAGGTCGAACGGGATATCGATCTGCCCCTCGTCGGTGATGAGGCCGCGATAAGGATCCTGCGCGTTTCGCCCCCGTCCCAGCAGCGGGTCGTCACCGAGCGGCTGGGCCGAGGAGAGATCGGTCGATTTGAAGTCGAGGCTTCGATAGCCGGTAAGCGGCGCCACCCCATAGCTTGCCTCCCGGCAAGCCTTGAGCGTGGCGTCCGCGCCGTAAGCGCGTACCTTGGGCATGGATAACTCCTGTTCCTGAAGATCAGTCGCTGAGCGGATCGCTCACCAGGTATTCGACCGTGACGACGAGCCGGGCGGTCAGGACCGGGGCCGCCCCCTCGATCGCCAGCGCTCCGGTTTCCGGCGCCGACGGCGTCAGGTTCTCGGCGAAACCGCCGAGGGAGGGATCGATCCTGAGCGCCGCACCGATCGATCCGAGCAACGTGTCGAGCGCCGCTTCGCCTCCGCCCGTCGGATCGCGGGGCACATAGACCTCGATCTCGACCCGGTGGGCGTAGAACTCCGTGCGCGGATTGAGCGTCACGTCCGGCTCGCCCGGATCGCCGTCGCGCAGGATGACGAGACCGGCTGCCAGCACCTTCTCGGGAAGGACCTCATTTCGACGCACGTTCCCGGCCAACGCGTTGTCGAGCGTCTGGAAGAGGGCTCCGAGGATGGCTTCACGGCGGCTGGACACTGGTTCTCCTCAGGCTTGCGGGCAATGCATGTGATCGCTCCGCACGCGGTGCGGCGCGCACATGCACCGGGATGCGAAGAAGGCGAAGACGGGGCTACCGCCCGTCGACCCAGTTGCGGACGACCAGGCCGGGCAGCCGCTCCTGCCAGGTGTTCGCTGCGGAGGCGACATCGAGCCGCTTCCTGAATGTCACCTGCGGCACCAGAATGAAGATCGGCACGGTCACCAAACCGCGCCCGCTGCGCACAGCGGCGGCACTGGCTCTGGCGTATCCGCCCCGCTTGCCTGTTCGCGCCCGCATGTTGTCGGCGACGAGCAGAGACGCAGCGTTGCGCCGGTAGACAAAGCGTAGCCGCTGCCCGGTACGCCGTTCCCATCCGCCGGGCGTAATCTTGAGGCCACCGTCGCCGAAGCGTCCGGCAGCAGCGGTCGGAATGGCCAGGAAGAAACCCTTGGTCGACCGGATGGTGGCGCCGTCTTCGTAAATGCGAATGATGCCCGGCGCCTTCGACCAGACGAGCCCCGCCGCCCGGATGCTGTTCTGGCCCTTTGGGAAGGTCTCGGACCGCCAGGTGCGCGCCAGCCGAGGGCCGAGCCCCGCATTGGTGATCTGCGTTCTGAGCTCGGTCTTGAGTCCCTCCGCCGCCTCACCGACACCGGCCGTGACAGCCTTTTCGGCCGCCTTGACCTCCTCGGCCATGATGCGGCCGAGGTCGCCGATGATGGTCGCGGACAGCCTCATGCCGGTCTCAGCTCCACGGTCCAGACAAGGCGTTCGCTGTCGCGCACGGGCTCTCCCTGGACGACGTAGATCGCGCCGTCGATTTCGAACCCATCCGCTTCCGCCAGGCTCAGGGCGTCGCGCGTTCGTACATCACCAATGACGCTTTCGCTCCAGATGCGCGTCTCGCCGAAGCTCTCGACACGATCCGGCTGTCGCAAGACAATCCGGACGGTCACCGGCGCGCCCGTGCCACCTGCCCGCCAGATGGCATCCCGCGCGAGATTGGGATCGGCGAAGAGGTCGTCGATCGCCTCTGCGAAGATGCTCATGCTCAGTTGCTGGAGAAGATGCGCACGGCGAGACGCGGACGCTTGTTGATCGGCAGGATCGAGGCCTCGGTCTTGACCTCGATGGCGCTGCCGTCGGGTCGGGCGATCTGCCGCGCGTAGATCGGAAGTCCGACCGTGTTGACCGTCTCGATCAGGTTAGCAGGCGCGCCGTGGGTGACGAAGGTGTCGAGCGTGCCCAGCGGGAAGGCGATACCCTCGCCGGAGGGGATCAGCGTTTCCGTTGCGCCGGTCGAGAGCGTGACGGTGGCGTTGTACTCCTCGAACAGGATGCCGGCGAAGGGGAAGCGCCGGCGGGTGTCCTCGCGCAGCGGCTGCGCCCCGGTCGAGGAATAGTACTTGTAGGCCTCCTCGACCTTGGCGTGGCCGATCAGCTTGTCGAAGAACTCCGGGCTCACCATCGCCAGCACACCGGTCATGGTCTCGCCCTTGAGCTCGGTCTCAACCTTGCGGAGCACGTCGCGCACCTTGCCCTGGACCTGGGTGCCGGCAGTGCCGAGCACGAAGTCCGTTTCGAGCTGCGTGAGGCCGAACTCGGTGAAGTAGTTGTAGAGCGTGGTGCCGGCGCCGTCCTTGACGATGCCGCGCAGCGCGTTGACCTCCATGTACTCGCGCGTCTGGGCGTGCTTGACCCGCATGCGGGTGAGCTTGCGCTCCATGACGGTGGCGAGCGGGTCGGCGGCGTCGGCCACGCCGAAGCCGCGCACGCCCTGGATGTCCTGAGGCGTGATCACGTCGTCGTGGGGGATCCACGGCACCGTGAAGGAGCGCATGGAGCGCGCATCGCGGTTGGCGACAGTGGCCGGGCCGCCGAGCGGCACGGTCGGCAGGAGGTTCAGAACGCCCTCCGCCTGCTCGATGACGACGGAGCGCTGGGTCACGCCCTCGAAGCGGAAGAGGCCCATCTCGCCGAGGCGCGTATAGACGTTGGGCAGGATGTTGATGGCTTGGGTCATCTCGGCGAGCGAGTAGCCGCCCGCATCGAACGGATTGATCATGGCGACCATGGGGTCGGGTCTCCTTGGGCTGGAACGGGCATCAAAAAGGCCCCGAAAGCGGACGCCTCGGAGCCGGTCGTGGGTTGGCAGAAGCTAGGATCAGGCGGTGTCGCGCGGCACGATGCCCGCAGAGCTGAGCTCGGCGTGCTTGGCGGCCGTCTTGGCCGCGTCATCGACGGAGGCGTCGAAGACGAGCGCCGCCTTGGACACGATCGCGGGCCCGCGGGCGACGACGAGGCCAGTCCTGTCGCCGGCCGTAGCGTCGACCGCTTCGATCAGAACGGCCGTCGCGACCTCCGCACCCTCGTCTCCGACGATCTCGCCGTCCGGCGACAGGCGGTACTTGCCCGACGCGGTGATCCGGCCGAGGACGGAGCCGAGCGCGTAGCTCGTTCCCGCCTTGAGCGTGACGGTCTCGCGGGAGTAGCTCGCATTGAGCTCGTATTTGAGCAGGTCGCCGAGGGTCGGCGACATGGTGAGAACAGTCATGATGATCCTCCTTGTCGTCAGCTGCGGTTGGCCGAGGCGCGCTCACGCGCACGACGCACGATGGGGCTTTCGCCGCCGTTCGAGGCCGGCGAGCCGGCCGGTGACGGCGCCACGGCGACGACAGAGCTCGCCTCGGCGCGTGCCGCGAGGGCGTCGAGGATGGAGCTTCGCAGCGCATGCGGCGCAACCCCCTTCGCCATGGCGTCGGCGGCATCGATGGCGACGCCCAGCCGGGCCCCTTGGGCGGCGATGGCGGCGATCTCCGCATATTCGGCGCGCAGCCGCTCGGCCGCTTGATCGGTATTGGGCGTGTCGGTTGCTTCCGGTGCGCCAGCAGGCGGTGCCGACAGCCGAGCCTCGGGCGTTTCCGGATCGGGTGCGCAGGTCTCGCTGACGGCGGCGTCTTCGGCAGCCGGGTTGAGGTCGGGTTCTACTGTCATTGCGGTCTTTCTCCTTGAAGGTTGATGAGTGCGGGCACGTTGCGATGCGCCCGTAATGAGGCGTGGCGGGTCCAGCGCCCGGGCGAGATCCACAAGAGCGAGATCGACAGTGCCGAGCTTGTCGGCCAGGCCGGCGTCTATGCCGCGCTGACCCCGATAGATCGCGGCTTCGGTGGCGCGCACGGCGTCGGGACTCATGTTCCGATTGCGCGCCACCAGGGTGACAAGGTCGGCATGGAGCGCGTCGACATCCGCCTGGATCGCCGACAACGCCGTATCCGAGAGCGGCTCGTGGGCATTGCCATCTATCTTGCGGTCGCCCGCGTGAACGAGCGTCCATTTGAGGCCGGCCATGACGTCGGCGACGCTCTCGTCGATATGGATGGCCACGACGCCGATGGATCCGACCTCCGCCGTCCGGGTGACGTAGAGGCGGTCCGCCACGCTGGCGATGGCAAAGGCAGCCGACAGCGCGCTTTCGCTCGCGACAGCCCAGAGCGGCTTCTGCGCGGCTTCGCGCAACGACACGAGGCGATCGACCAGGTCGAAGAGACTGCCGACCTCGCCGCCCGGCGAGTCGATCTCCAACAACACGGCCCGCACAGAAGGATCGGCCAGCGCGGCTTCCACGGCGGAGGCGACCTCGCCATAGTCGCTGGCGCCCAGAAGACTGGTGAGCCAGTCGCCACGCGTCACCAACGGTCCGAGGATCGGCACCACGGCTATGCCGGGACCGGTAACGGAATGGCTCGCCACCGGCGGCGCATCGCGGGCCGGAAGCATGGCTTGGCGTGTATCGAGCATTGGGCCGGCGGCGAGCAGGCCGTCGAGCGCCCGCGGGGCGATCGCCAAGGGCCGGCCGCCGAGCCGGGTAAGCAGCGGATTCAATCGTGTCATGGAAACCTCAGTCGGCGGCGACGTTCGCCTGGTTGTCCGCTGGTGCTGCCTCTTGAGCATCGGTCAGCAGCCTCGGGTCGGATGAGGCGCTGCCGAAGGAGAGGCCAAGCTGACGCTCTCGCGCACGGTCCGCAGCAATCTCGGCATCGACCTGATCGGCGTCATAGCCGCGCTCGGCGAGCGCCTGCGTCCGGCTCTTCAGCCCCGCCTCGATCTGTTCGATCTCGGCGCGGGCGTCCTTCAGCGGATCGACCCAGTCCCATTTGGGCGGCAGCCAGGAACAGCCGAGATAAACGCGCCTCTGCTGTTCGTAATCGGGCAAGGCAATCGCGCCCGCCATGACCGCCGTATCGAGCCATCGCGCCCAGACCCGTCGACAGATTTGCCAGACCATGACCGAGTGCTGATAGGCCTCAATGCGGCGGCGAAACTCAAGGAGCGCGAGCCGCGAGTTCGAGTAGTTTGCCTTCAGCATGTCATTCGACAGATACGCATACGGGATGCCGAGCGCCGCCGAGACCTGCAGCAACGTGCGGTACTGGAACGGCTCGTAGGTCTGGCCGACATCGGCAGGCGCCGAGGTCTGCACCTCCTCGCCCGGCTCCAGCATCACGATCTGGCCGGGCTGCAGATCCATCGTCCGCTCGCCCGCCTCGTCGCTCTCGGCAATGTCGAAGGGCTCCGCCGGCGCCGGTGTGGTGATGAAGAGCGCGTGCATCGCCGCGACCTTCTTCCGGTCGAGCTCGGCATCGTCGTATTGGTCGAGCAGGAACAGCTTCACGATGCCCGGTGCAAAGCGGGAAATCCCGCGCAACTGCCCCGCATCGACCGGATCGATCACGTGGATGACCTCGGACGCCGGCACCCGCACCGTCTCGCCGGAGAGGCCCGGATCGGTCACGTCGCCCGGATGGCGGCGCAGGAAGTGGTAGGCGACACGCCTGCCGATACGGTCGAATTCGATGCCCTGGCGAATGACATTGCCGCCCGCCACCTGCTCATTGCGCGAGAGCGGCAGCATCTCGGAGGGGATCATCTGCAGCTGCAGCGGCACCATGAGCCCGTCCTCGGGCCGGCGCGGACGGAAGCGGAAGAACACCTCGCCGGCGATGAACACCTCGCGCGCGGCGCGCCGCTGCTGACCATAGAAATCGGTAAAGCCTTCGGCGTCGCTGTCGTCGGTCCAGTCGAGCCAGAGGCGCTGCACGCGCGCCTTGAGATCGGCATCGGCGATCAGGGACGACGGCTTGATGCCGTCGCCCACCACATTGCCGGCCCAACTCTCGATGGCGTTCGCCGCATAGCCGTTGTTGCGCACGAGCCAGCGGGCGCGCGCGGTGATGTCGGCGCCGGCAGCGGCAATCAGCGTGTTGAGATGCGCCCGGCTCGGCTGGAAGTGCCGCAGCCTTCGGCTTCCCTGTCCCGCTTCAAAGCCGCCCACCAGAGCGCCGATGCGGCGGCGCCACCGTGTGATCGATTCCAGCACGGGTCAGAGTCCCTTGCTTGCGGTCGTGCGAACGATGCGGCGGCGCGCGCCGGTTTGCTCCTCGGCGATCCGCCGTTCGAGGTCGCCGAGGGCGGCCGCCATTTCGGCATCGCTCGCATAGGTGATGCGGCGCCCCTCGACCTCGACGGTGCGCACGCCGCGCCATCGGGCTGCGAGCAGCGCATCGCGGCGCGCGATCATGTCCTCAAGCGTCATGGTCTTGGTCTCAACTCAGATAGCTGGGCGTGAACACCCGTCGGCCGCGCCCGGCTGGTGCTCGGCGCACCAGACCCGCGGAGGCGATCTCTGGCGTGCCGGGGTCAGAGGCCGTCGTCTCTGGCGCCGCTGTGTCGCGTCGATCGAGCGAGCCGACCTGGCGTTCGAGATCACGCCATTTCTCCTCGCCCCAGCGGTCGGCGCCGGCGATCCAGGCGGCGGCACGGGCATAGACCCGGCAATCCAGCGCCTCGTTACGCTCGCGCAGCTTCTGCCATTCGAGCCGCTGAAACCCGCGCCTGGTCTTCACCGTTACCAGCTGCTCGGCGACGAACTGCTTGCACCACTCGCTGTCGGCCCAAGCCGGCAGGTGGATGGTCCCTGCGGGGAAGCGCGCGCCTCCGGCACGCTTCTCGTCGGTCGGCCGTTCGAGCCGGAGGAAGCGATAGGTCTCGGCCTTGAAGGTCGACACCGCCACCGTCCATAGCCGCGCGCCGCGCCGCAATCGCTTGCCGCCGGCGGTCGCATCGACATAGGTCGGGCCGGAGACCGGGCTCGCCCGATTGAAACCCTCGACGCCTTTGACCGGCGCCACCTGCGCGAAGCCGGCGCGCCGGGCCCAGCCGTAGACCGACGGCGCCTCGAAACCGGTATCGATCGCGAGGCGCGACAGGCCCATCGCCACCCCAGAGGCGTGCGGCCAGCTGCGGCCCAAGAGACCGTCCAACGCGGACCAGGCGGCGGCATGTTCGGGGCCGCCCTCGATGACAATGTGGTCGACGAGCCAGCTCTCCAGCCCGCGCCCCCATGCCCAGACATCGACTTCGATGCGATCCTTCTGGACGTCGGCGCCGGCGGTGAGAAACAAGCCGCCCATCGGCACCGTGCCGGCCGGCCAGCTCTCCCTGCGATCGTAGAGCCGCTGCCAGTCCGGCGCTTCGCCCGTCTCGACCCATGTCTCGCCCAGCGATGTATTGACGAAGGTCTTCATCGCCTCGTCGCCGTGATCCTTCGCCGACAGAAAGGTGCGCACCATGGCTTCCAGGCGGACCCAGGAGGAATAGACCTCGTTCAGATGGAAGCCGGCGATGCCGTCGAACGGGGCCTCGGCCCGCCATTCGCCCCGGCGCACGGCCGCCCAGCGTTCGGCGTCGCTCCAAAGCGCACCACAATGGCGGCATTGGTATCGCGCGGTCTCCGGCCGGTGGGCGCCGTCCGCCTCGCGGTCCCAGCGAACCTGCTCCCAGACCAGCGTCTGATGCTCGCCGCATTCCGGGCACGGCACGAAGAAGCGGCGCCTGTCGCTTTCGGCATAGGCGGTCTCGATCCGGCTCGCGCCACGGATGGTCGGCGTCGAGACCAGCACGATCTTGCGGTTCCAGAAGGTGACGGTGCGCTTCTTCGCCAGATTGACCGGATCGCCCTCGGCGCCGGCGCTGAACGGATAGCGGTCGACCTCGTCGCACAGGAGGATGCGGATCGGCCGGCTGGCCAGGCCCGAGGGTGCATTGGCGCCGACGATGGTCAGATGCCCGCCGGGAAACTTCTTGTGCAGGATCTTGTTCGACCCGTCCCGCGACTTCGGATCCGAGATTCGCCCATGCAGACAGGGCGTATCGCGCGCCATCGGCGAGAAACGGTCCTTCGACCAGGTCTCCGCATCGCGTTCCGTCGGCATCACCACCATCACCGGCGCCGGGTCCTGGTCGATGTGGAATGCAACGGTGTTGAGCAGCACCTCCGTTTTGCCGGTCTGGCTCGACGACATCACGACGACGCTTTCGACCGCCGGATCGGAGATCGCGTCCATGATGCCGCGCTGGTAGATGGCCCGCTCGGTGCGCCAGCGGCCGGGCTCGGCGCTGGCTTCGGAACTCAGGCGGCGCTTGGCGTCGGCCCACTCACTGATCGTCAGGGTCGGCGGCGGCGCCAGGATCGTCAGCGCCTTGCGCGTCGCCTGCGCCAGCCGCGCCGGCCCCTTCAGCATCAACGGCGATGGCCGGGAGGCTGGCGAGTTCCGCGAGCGCTTCGGTGATCGCGTCGCGGATCTGCGCGCGCGTGCCGGCAATGGTGGACTCCTCATGGACCAGCGGCGCCAGCCTGTCGGGCAGGACCAGCAAACGCGCGCGCAGGCGAGCCAGCACGGCGATCCACGCCTCCTCGACCTGAGCGGCCGGCAAGAGATCGCCGCGCCGGACAGCTGCGTCCATTTCGGCGAGATCGGCCTTGGCCTTGATCAGCCGGGCGCGCTCGACACCGAAGTCCGCGGCGCCCGTCTGCGACCGCGTCGCCAGCTCGCGCAGGTAGCGCACATAGCCGCGCACCGTGCCGACGAGGTCGTAGCGCCCGCGTTCGGGGCCGGTGCGAGCTGACGCCGGGATGATCCCGTCGCGCGCCAGCTGCTGGACCCGCCTTTCGGTCAGGTCCAGGAGCCGGGCGATGACCGCGATGGGTTGGGTATTGGTCGCCATGAACGGGGGCCGCTCCCGGGCAAGATCAGGTCATGTCGGGAGCCTCGCCATCACTGCAGAAAAAGCAATGAAATGATGCACTTATCGACTTGATGAGGGTGTCGATCAGAGCCTGTATGGGGTCACCATCAAGCGCTGGAGACCGCCATGACCAAGTCCCGAAACACCGCTTCCGCCCTCGACGCATTCATCGCCAAGAAGGCGGAAATCGACACGATGCTGGAGCGCATCAAGGTGCTGAGCGACGACCATTTCGACACCAACCCCGACGAGATCAACTGGGGCCACGTTGGAACCCTCGCGCACTACGCCGAACTCCTGAAGCGCATCACCGACGCAGCCTTCAAGGAGGGCGAGCACGCCGATTAGGCGCGCCGCTTCCCGCCTTCGCCCCGATGGGCTCGCCCTCGGGGCTCGGGGCAGTAGAAGGTCCGCGATGGTCGCGCGCCTCTCCTGAAGAAGGATTGCCCCATGACCAAACTCTCCGACACACAGACGATCGTCCTCAGCGCCGCCGCGCAGCGCGCGAACATGCTGGCTCTACCGCTCCCGAAGAACCTCAAGGGCGGCGCAGCGCAGAAAGTGATCGCTTCGCTCCTCAAGCAGGGCCTGCTCGAAGAGATCGATGCCGACACGCGCATCGGCGAACACGTCTGGCGCGAGACCGGCGACGGCCACGGCGTCACACTCGCGATCACCGAGCATGGGCTCGCCGCCATCGGCATCGAGCCGGAGGCCTCGCGCGACGCTGCGGAGCCGACGCAAAGCGATCACGCTGCCGTCAAGACGCCAACGAAGCCAAATGCCCGCGAAGGCAGCAAGCAGGCCCAGCTGATCGCCATGCTGCAGGGCGCCGACGGAGCAACCGTCGCCGAGATCGCCGCCGCATTCGGGTGGCAGCCGCACACCGTGCGCGGCGCCATCGCCGGGGCGCTCAAGAAGAAGCTCGGGCTCGACGTGACCTCCGAGAAGGTCGACGGACGCGGTCGGGTCTACCGCCTCAGCCGGGAGGGCTGAGGCTATGGCGAGGATCACCATCCACGACCGTCTCGTCGCCGCCCTGCAGCACCGAGGCGAAGCGACCATCGCTGATGCACGCTCGACCCGCTACACGGTCCTCACGCGAACGCGCCGGGAAACCGGCGAGCAGGTCGGCTTCTATTTCGTCGGCCGTGCCGGCGCGCTCCGTGCCGGCCGCACCGTGGGCGAGAGCCGGCCGGTGGGCGTCGACTTCCGGGCGAAGCTGCTCGGCATAACGACCAGCTGACACGTCATCCTCACTGAGCCGCCGCTGCCCGCCATGGGCGGCGGCGTTTCGCTTATGCAGTCCAAGAGCGCATCCTCTCGAACATGCGCCGCACGGCATAGCTGCGCGCCACGGATACCAGCGTGAATAGAGCGCCGATCAACAGATTGTCGCTCAGGGGCACCTGCAGACCGAACAGCGGGAAGACCGCGATCTGGGTCAGCACGGCCACGCCGTAACCGATCGCGACATTGCTCAACGCCTCGATCAGGGACATTCGGCGCGACTGCATCATGCGGCATCCTGATCGCTGTCACGAGCGCCGACGCGCTCGGTCTTCACCTCGTCGAAGCTACGATTCTCGCCCTCCAGCCTTGCCGATTTCCCGGTGAAGGCCTGCCAGCGGTTGACGATCACGTCACAAAAGGTCTCGGAGAGCTCAAGCCCGAAGACGCGTCTCCCCGTCCGCTCACCTGCGATGAGTTGCGAGCCTGAGCCGGAGAACGGCTCGTAGCAGATTTCGCCTGGCACCGTGTGCAGTTCCATCGGCAGTGTGAATACGCGGACCGGTTTCGAGGTCGGGTGCTCGCGCGTCTCGATCTCGCTCGACGGGATGGACCACACCGTCGTCGGCCAGTTCTCGAAGCCTTCGCGGTTGACGCGCGGCTTGTTGCCCGAGCGCCAGCCAAACAGGCAGGGCTCGTGCGCCCACAGCATGATCGAGCGCGTGAGCACCGGACGGCTCTTGGCCCAGATGATCTGCTGGTGATGCAGAACATCGAACTTCGACCAGCAGGCTTCCAGCATCGCCTGGCGCCGCGAGGCATGCCAACAATACCAGGCCGCGTCCTCCTTGATGGCGCAGTCGATGGCGACCTGCATGAAGGCCTCATAGAACTGCGGCCCCTGGGATGAATCGTCCCAGTGCTTCTGCTCGATGTAGTCGTCGGACCAGTCCTTGTTTGCGATCTTCTTGGCGCGAGCGGACGCGTTCTTCTTCGTCGGATGGTTGGTGCCGTCATAGTCGACGAGATAGGGCGGATCGGTCGCGAACAGTGCGGCGCGTTCGCCGTTCATCAGGCGGGTGACGTCCTCGGCCGAGGTCGAGTCTCCGCAGAGCAGGCGGTGGTCCCCGAGGATCCAGAGATCGCCGCGGCGGGTGACGGGCGTGGCGGGCGGCTCCGGAACCTCGTCTTCGTCCACCAGCCCCTCGACGGGCGCCTCGGCCAGGAGACGGGCCAGTTCATCGTCCTCGAAACCGGTCAGCGCCAGGTCGAACTCGTCGAGCTTCAGATCGGCCAGTTCGAGCTTGAGCAGCTCGTCGTCCCAGCTCGCGTTCTGATGCGAGCGGTTGTCCATCAGCCGGTAGGCGCGCAGCTGCGCCGGCGTCAGGCCATGCGCGATATGCACCGGCACGCTCGTCATGCCGAGGCGCTTGGCCGCCTCGTAGCGGGTGTGGCCGACGACGATCACCATGTCCTCGTCGACGACGATCGGCTGACGCCAGCCGAACTCGGCCAGCGAGGCGGCGACCGTGGCGACAGCCTCCTCGTTGCGGCGCGGGTTGCGCGCATAGGGCACAAGCTTGTCGATCGGCGTTTCGACGACGTCCATGGTCGGTCCGGTGCAGTGGGTGAAGGATCTGATCAGGCGCTCGCGAAGCCCGCCGACGCGCTGCGCCGGCGAAACCAGTGCCGCTTCGCCAATGCGCTCGAAACGAAACGCCCCCGAATGGCGGCTTCGCCCTCGCCGAGGCACGCAGACGCCTAAGTATTTGAAATCACGAAGCCAAGAATGCGGGCGAAACGAAATGGCCTATTTCGGCGCCGTCACTGGGCAAGCATCGCGCCATTGCCGCCAGCATACGATTTCGGCCAGGGAGGAACCGCTATCTCTCTGAGTTCGTTGATATTCAGGCCGTACCGTGAGACGAAGCGTCCCGCTTGACAGGACGTCCCGTTTTGCGTTACGCTTCGCCGTGATCAAGAGCTTTGCCGACAAACGCACAGCGGCGATCTTCGCTGGCTACGCCGTCCGCGACCTGCCGCAGCAAATCCAGCGGCGGGCTCGCGCCAAGCTGCTGGCGATCGAAGCGGCCACACTGCTGGACGATCTGCGGGTGCCGCCCGGCAATCGCCTGGAAGCGCTTCACGGTGACCGGCAGGGTCAACACAGCATCCGCGTCAACGACCAGTGGCGGATCTGTTTTGTCTGGCGCGACAACGAGGCGTGGGACGTCGAGATTGTCGACTACCACTGAGGAGTAATGACCATGACTATCAAGCGTGAGGATCTCGACAGGCGCATCGTTGATTTCTCGGAGGTGACGACGGGCCGTCGTCTGCCGCCGGTCCATCCTGGAGAAATCCTGCGTGACGAGTTCCTGACTCCGTTGGGGATGAGCGCCTACGAACTCGCCAACGCGATCAAGGCGCCACGCTCGCGGGTCAACGATATCGTGCTTGGGCGGCGTGCGATCACGACCGACACGGCCATGCGCCTCGCGCGCTATTTCGGCACATCCCCGGAGTTCTGGATCAATCTGCAGGCCCGGTATGATCTGGATGTCGCCGACCGCACCACGCGACGCAAGATCGAGCAGGAGGTCGCTCCCCGCAACGCCGCGTGAATGGGTGTAAATGGATGTCCTTTCGGGTGTGGGAATCTGGAAACCGCGTCCGCGCGCGGCTCGCCCGAGCATGACCACGAACTAACCCAAATCGCCGATCTGTGTCTCGCCGGGAAATGTCTCAGCGAAAATTGTCTCACGCATCAGAATGAACTTGACGAGCGAACGCGGTCGACGAGGAAAGCGCGCGAACGCTTCGCCGGCACTTTCTGTCCGTTGAGCTTCCAGGTGATGACGCTGAGGCCGTACTCCCAGCGGCGGCACGCCGTGGCGCGGGAGATCCCGAAGCGCCAGCAGATCGGCTTCCACGGCGTGCCCTCGGCGCGCGCCCAGACAAGCCGCGCATCGTCGGGTTCCAGCCATCTGAGCCAGGGCAGCGTCGCCTCCATGCGGCTGATGGCGTCGGGCAAGGGCGGCGGACGCTTCATGCGCGGCGGCTCCTGACCGACGAGATCAGCGAATTCATGCACGATCTTCGGCCACACCGAGAAATAGCCCTGCACCCGAACGTCGGGGAGGCGCTTCATGACGTCGGCAGCTTCGATCAGCCGCTCCTCGACCTGTTCGCGAGTCCATTCAGCCATGCCGATGCTCCGTCGGCTGACGCCGTCCGCCATAGAGCTTCTCGCCGAGCTGGCGAACGAGCTCTCGCTCGGGCCAGGTGAGGCGCGGATCGGTGGGGCTGACGACGAGGAGGCCCTGCTCGCGCCAGCCCTCCCGCTTGACCTCTTCGGCCGACCGGCGTTCGCCGCCATATCCTTTCGGCAGCCATCTCATCGTCCGACCTCCTGCAGCACCGCTGCATAGCCGGCGATGTCGAGGATCGAATCCTGATGCTTCGGATCGTGCCCGAGCCGCGCCAGCTTCAGATCGATGAGGCAGAGCACGACCTCCGCCGGCGTGATGGGCCGGCCGAGCGTGATCGACCAGCGTCTGGCGACCACGGCCATCGCGGCGGCCGGATCGCCATATATCTTGCGGCGCTCGGCGACGACCGACGCGGCATGCCTGAGCATCGTCTCCCCGCTCATCGCACACCTCCCTCGGTCTCGATGGCCCAGAGCAGGATGGCGATGGCGTCGGCTTCATTATCGTCCGCGGGTGAGAAGCCGCGGGCGCGAACGGCGGCCATGACGGCGGCCTTGTCGGCGTTGCCCTTGGCGGCGACGTGCCGCTTGATCGTGCCGACGGGAACGCCCTGATAGGCGATCGCGTGGCTCTCGCACCAGGCGCTCAATGTCGCCAGAAAGCCGCCATAGAGATGGGCCGCGTCAGTGCCGATATGGCGCCGGACCTCCTCGAAATAAATCGCCGCGAGACCGCCGGAATCGGCGGCGATCTGGTCCAGCCAGCTGCGGAAGCGCAGGTAGCGCATGCCGCCACCGTCATAGCGGCTCGGCCGGAACGAGACCGTGCCGCTCGTGATCAGGCCCTCATGGCTGTGCAGTGCCCAGCCGGTCGTGGTGCCGAGATCGAGGCTGAGAATGGCGCGATGCGCATGAGCCGGATGCGGACGGAATGCGATGGCCCCTGCTGCGGCGGGGCCGGTTTCGATGGTCGAGATCATGATTGTCTCCAAGGAGCGCGAGCAAGGGTCGGGTTTCCGATCGAAGACCCATCGCGGCGGACCGGTCGCTGCCGCCTGGAGACGACCGAGTTGACGGAGCATGCCCATCAGAGCACCTCCTTGAGCCAGTCCGGCGCAGCGCCGTTCGGGGAACGTGATGAGGGACGTTCCCCCGCATGTTCCCCGGTGCAAGCCGTTGAGGAGCAAGCGCTTTGGGAAGGTGACGAAGGTGGGGAACGTTTTTCCCTATCCTCCATCGCGTGGGCGCAGCCGCGCACATGCGTTAGTGTCGAAAAACGTTCCCCATGTTCCCCACGTTCCCCGGAGCTTTTTGTTTCAAGGGGTTGTGCCGGGGAACGTTGGTTTTCGACGTTCCCCTTTTCGGCGCAACGTTCCCCGCCGGATGCCGCGACACCTTGCGGAAAACGTTCCCCACGTTCCCCTTCGATCGTCAGCTGCCAGCGCTTGGCCTGATGGGAGACGCCCAGCGTGCGCACGCGCATCTTGCGGCCATCGATATCGAAGACCCGGTCGCGCATGCGGGCGAGCGCCTTGCCGAGCCGTGTGCGCTGTGACCGGTCGCCCCCGGTGCCGAGCGGCAGCGGCGGCTCGCAGGCCAACGCCACCTCATAGAGATCGCCGGTGCCGACCTCCGCCGTCCCGAAGCGGTCCCACCAGGCGCCGATGAAGCTGCGCCAGATCGCGCCCTCGCCATCGGCGGCGGCCAGCATCTCATCGAGGTTGGCGAGAAACCCTTCGATCCCGGCCACCTCGAGGACGCCGCCCATGATGCGCGACCAGCTCTCGTAGCTCCCGATCATGCGCGCGCCCCGTGGCCTGCCGGCGGCCAGCCAGGCCCGGCAGAGCGTGAGGCAGGCCGCGACGAGGCGGGGCCGGTTGGCGCGAACCCAGCTCATGAGATCGGGGTGGCGGAACCCCTCGCGCCGCCAGGGTTGATCGACCCGGGCGTCGAGGCGAATGCGCACGATGCGGCGCGCCATCTCGTTGGAGAATTCGGGATTGTTGCCGGTCGCGATCCAGACGCAGCGGATCGGCAATCGTGTCATCTCGGACGCACCGAGAATGCGGTCCTCCCAGAAGGGGGCGGTCAGAGCTGCCGCAAGCGCCGAGGAGTCGAGCGGGTGACGCAGATTGTCGATGAGCACGATCGAGGGGATCTGGCGCAGCTTGGCGGTCAGCCGCTTGCGCCACTCTTCGTCGTCGCGGCCCTCGGTCATCACGGAGGCGCTGACGCCGGTGAGGACGGTCGCGATCGCGTCGACCATCAGGGTCGCGCCGGTGCCGGGTGTCGGCTTCTCGATCAGATGGAGCGGCGTCGGCGCGTCGATCATGGCGCGAAGAAAGCCGAGCAGCATCAAGGCAACAGCATGCGCCCGCTCCGCGTGGCCGGTGAAGGGGAACTCGCCCAGCATGTCATCGATGATGAGACTGCGCGCGGTCGCGATCTCCGCCGGCGACGGGCGCTCCGGCACCTGCGGCACGGCAAAGCCTGGTGTCGGCTGATAGAGCAGCCGCGCATCGGGGTGGTAGCCGGGCTCGGTCAGGAGGGCGCCATTGCGGCCGAAGACCGGCGTGGTGACGATCCCCGCCAGGACCGGCAGGCCGGGATCGGGCGTCGCCAGCAGTGACTTGATGAGCGGCGTTGGCGGATGCGCCGGAACGAGATCGCCGTTGCGCGCCAGACGCCGCCAATCGGCGAGCTTGGCCAGCATGTGCCGCAAGCGCTCTTCCGTGACCGGCCGGGCCATGGGCAGGCCGTCATCGTCATGCACGGCCCATGTCGGCATGCCGCCGCTGCGAAAGAGCCAGGGCGTGTTGTTCGAGGCGAGCAGCAAACCCCAGCTGCGTGCATGAGCCCGGGCGAGATCGCCCTCATCGGCGCGCAGTTGCGGCAAGCGCCCCTGGGGCTCGACGAAGCCGATCGGGCGGTTTCGGGCGCCATCCTGCGCATCGACGGCATCCGCCACTGCACACGGCTCGGCCGCGTCGATGATCTGACGGACCGCGTCCGCGCCGTCGCGCAACAGGACGTCGTTGAAGTCATCGCCTTCCGCCCGCGGCAGGGCGATGGCGACGCTGCGGCCTTCGGCGCGGAGACGTTGCGCCGCCGCTTCGGCTGCACGAAGGCCAGCGCCCGACGCATCGTGGTCGGCGAGCAGAACGACACGCCGGGCCTCCGGCGGCAGGACGACCTGTTCGAGGTTGGTGGCCGAGAGCGTCGCCCATACCGCCATGCCCGGGCGAGCCGTCATCACGGCGAGCGCCGTCTCGATGCCTTCGCTGAGACCAAGGACAGCATCGTCGCCGATCGAGGCCAGGCGCACCGCGCCGCCGCCAACCCGGCCCAGCATCTTCTTCGGCTTTTCGACCTCGGCTTTCGCCGCCCCATCCGGCCGCAGGTAGATGCGGTGCAGGGCCACCACGCTGCCGGCGCAATCGCGAACCAGGCCGACGATGGCCGGGAACCCGGTCCTCGTATCCCAATGCGCGAGATCCGGATGGAACAGGAGGTCGGACGGTGGCGGGACCGCCAGTCCTCGTGCGCGCAGATAGGCCTCGCCCGGTGTGCCGGCGATCGGGAGGGCCCGCGAGAGGATGATCTCGATTTCTCGGGCAGGGTCCTTATCCGGTTTCGCAGGAGCCGCCGAGGGTTCGCGCCGCGCTGGCGCCGCGGCCGACCATCCGACCAGATCGGCGGCATAGGCGAAGAGGTCGCGGCCCTTGAGGCCGGTCGCCTGTTCCAGCGTGCTGAGCGGTCCGCCGCCCTGGCCGCCGTCGAAGTCGATCCAGTCGCCGGCGTGCTCGCCTCTGAGCGTGATCACGCAGGAGCCGTTCTTTCGCGGCGCAGCGCCATTGATATTGGCGAGGCGCCATTCGTCGCCGTTGCGCCGGCCGTTCGGGAAGTGCTGCGGCACCCAGGCGCCGGTCCTGTCACGCAGGCCGGCCACGATGGCGTCGAGATCGTAATGGACCGCAGGCGTTCTGGCGGGTGCGATATCGTTGAAGTCAATCAAGGATCACCAGCCCTTGCTCCGCGCGCGTGATGGCGGTGTAGAGCCAGCGGGCGCGGTCCTCGGCGGTCCGCCCAAGGCCGTCGTCGTAGACGATCACGTTCTCCCACTGCGACCCTTGGGCCTTGTGGCAGGTGATGGCGTAGCCCCAGACGCTCTCGACAAGCCCCCGCATGTCACGCCAATCGCGGCGCAGGCGCTCGGCGTCGTAGGCGACGTGGTCGTCGAAATGCCCCTTGTAGAACCACTGGCGGCCGGGAACGCTCGTCCCGTCTTCGGTGCGCACCGAGGCACTGAACGCGAGCGGGCTTTCGTCGCGGATGTCCGAAAGGTCGAGGAACATGCCGTTGACGAGACCGAGATCGTGCCGGTTCTTGAGGCAGATGATCTTCTCACCGCGCCCTCGCGGGTAAGCGTCGGGAAAGCCGGCCGCCTGTTTCATCGCGGTGTTCAGAAACAGCCGCGTCGCATTGCGGCCGCAGATCACTTGGCCGCCCTTGAGGAATTGATGTGGGCCGATGTCGGAGCGCCGCATCTTCCAGACGAAGTCGTCGTGCTCGCCGTAGGGAATGGGCACGCTCTGCCGCGCGAGCGTGGCGAGACGGATGATCGCGCTGGTCTCGGCCTGGCGATGGATATCGGTCAGCATCACGTCGGGATCGGCGTCGGTGAAGGCGCCGTCGCCCTTGATCGGCGGCAACTGGCCGGGGTCGCCGAGCACCAGGATCGGCTTGCCGAAGGCGAGCAGATCGCTCGCCATTTCGGCGCCGACCATGGAGACCTCGTCGAGCACGATCAGGTCGGCGTCGCGGACCAGCGACTGCTCGTTCAGAATGAAACGGGGCTGATGGATGTCGGCGAGCCGGAGCTCGAGGCGGCGGATCTGGGTCTCGGCGAAGGAGCGCTCAGCCGGTCCCATGCTCCGCAAGCCTTTGCGCAGCGTCTCCAACTCACGGGTGACGCGCTCGATTTCTTCCGGTGTCGCCTCGGAGACCTTGTAGATCAGGCTGTGGATCGTCGAGGCTGGCGTTCCCTTCCGGGTCATCACCAGGGCCGCCTTGCCGGTGAAGGCGGCATAGAGCACGCCGCCCGAGCCGCCCGTGCGATCCATCGGTTCGAGACCGAGCTCGCCGATCGCATGCCGGGTGATGGTGGTCTTGCCCGTTCCTGCGTAACCGAACAGGCGGAACACCTGCTGATCGCGCGTGCGGCGCCGAAACCAGTCCTCGATCGCGGCGATTGCCGCCGCCTGCTGCTGAGACGGGATGAAGCTCATCGCTCGCCCTCCCAGCAGCGCTCCGCATAGGCGCACATGCGGCAGAGATAGAAATCTCGGGCTGCGGCGATGCGCGTTGGAAGTTCGCCGGCTTCCGCGGCGCGCAGGATATCGACGGCCTTGTCGGACACCGCCTGCGCGCAGGGCGGATCGAACCCGACCACCTCGTGGTGGAGCGCCTCGGTGTCCTTGTTGAGCGCCGTGACGAGGGCGGTCTCCAGCTCCAGATAGCCCATGTAGAGCTGGACCTGCGCGAAGTAGACCGGCTTGGAGGCGCGCAAGCCACGCTTGACCAGGTCGTTCCAGGATTTGGCGTTGAGCGCCTTGTGCTCCCAGAGCACGGGCCAGCGCAGACCGACATCGGGGCCGGCGACGATCACGCCGTCGATGTGGCCACGCAGTCTGCCGCCCGCCGTCTCGAACCCAAATTGTCCGCCGTCCGCGCGCTCGGTGCGAAGGTCGAAGCCCGCGCCGCGCAGCCAGCGGATGGAGAGCGTCTCAAACTGGTGGCCGGCGTCGAAGATGCGCAGGATCGCGCCGTCAAAGTCCCGTCCCTCATCCTTGGGCGTATGGGTCACCTCGTAGACGAGCTTGCGCGCGCAGGGCTCGCCGATCCGGCTGCCCCCGAGATAAGCGCGCGGCGTCTGCCGGCGATTGCGTGCCACCAGCGCCGCATCGATCAGGGCATTGACCCGATCGGACACGCTGATCGCGTGGCCGATGCGGCCATAGATGAAGCCGGAGCCGTGGTTGAGATCGATTCCCATGCGCCACCTCAAAAGGGAATCGGATCGTCGAGCGGGTCGCGGGCGGCTGCCTGGCGCTGCATCGACTCCTGGAACCCGTCGACGCAGGCCTCGATGATGCGATCGATCTCTTCCGGCTTCCGGTCGTAGAACGGCGCCATCAGGTCGAGCTCGGTGAGCGTCTCGGCGAGAAACCGGCGCGCCTCCTTGATCGCTCGGGTCTCCATGTCGGTCTTGTCGATCATCCCGTTGTTCCTGTTGGCGAGCGCCGCGCCAACATCGAGGCAGCGCATCGAGCAGAAGCGGTGGTAAGGAAAGAGGTCCCAGCGCAGCTGGTGGACGTAGCCGAAGCCGCGCGCCTGACGCCCGCAGACGGCGCAGACGCCTACCCGAGCAAGAGCCGGGTCAGGTCCTCTGCGTCGTCCGGCTGATCCTTGATCCGGTGTGAGGCCAGGACGATGAACCGCGCGATCGCGTTCGCCGCCATGGCTTCCAGTTCGGGGAGCGTGAGAGCGGCGATGGGCTGGTGAAGCCTTCCGCGTCCTTCGAGCCATTGTCCCATCGCCTTCGCTGCCTCGCGCGTGACGTGCGTCTGCCACTCATCGGCCGTCATGACGGTCAGGTGTTGAGCCAGGCCGGACCACTCGGGGTCGGCGTCGCTGCGGGTGCGGCTGCCGGGGCTGTTGCCGGAGCCGTGCCCGGCTGTGCCGGCCGGCTCCAGGCCGGGGCAGCGCTCGCGGGCGGCGATGCGGCGGGCTGCCCCCAGGCCGGAGCTGCGGGCGATGCGGGCGATACAGCCTTGGGCCGCGCGCGGGTGCTGGGGCTCGGCGCCAGGACCTCGCCGTCCATTACCTTCCGCCATTCCGGTTCGCTCGGCAGAACCACACGGTCGAGCTTGTTGCTGTCGCCGTAGCGCGGGTCGTCGCTGGGCTCGACCTTGATCTTGGCGACAAAGGTGATGCCGCTGAGGTCGGCCAGACCGCGCAGGATCCGCTTCGACTTCGCCGCCTCGCCCATGTCCTGCGGATCGAGCCCGAGCGCGCTGTCGATCATCGCGCGGAAGCTCCCCTTCGAGATTTTCCAGCCGATCGAGACGCCGTGCTCGTCGACCTTGCCGCCGGAGACGGTGAACATCTGCCAGAACTTGCGCCGGACGTGAGGGCCCCCGGCGACGGTGAACTCGGCATCCACCATCAGCACGTCGCTGCCGGGCGCGTTCGAGGCCTTGAGCAACCCCCGGTCGATCTCGCTCTGGCCGTCGGTCCCGCCCGGCCGGATGGTCATGGTGACCTTGGCGAAGGTGCCGTCGGGGATCAGTTCGCCGCTCTTCTGCGGCTCGGCGTCGTTCATGTCGAAGCTCATGGCTCGTCATCCTTTCGGTGTTGCGTTGATCTTGGAGAGCAGTGCGCCGAGATCGGGCGGCTCGGTGACATCGAGACGGCCGCTGCGATCCTTCGCCGGCAGGCCGAAGGGATTGCCGGCGCGGCAGACGAGGCGGCGGTCTTCGCCGCGCTCGGGCTCATGCCGCCAGCCGTCCCCGTCGCGCGCGAACAGGCTCATGGTGATGACCTGATCGACGATGCCGGGAAGCTCGCGGCCGGCCTTGCCGCCTTCCATCTGCGGCTGCCAGGTCGTGCGGTTGAACTCGTCGGTGACGCGTTCGAGGATGCCGACGAAGATCACGGTCTTCGCCTGCGCGTGCTGCAGGTGCTTGAGCAGACCGATGACCTCGCGGGCGAGCAGCCCGTAGGCGCCGCGGGTGTCGGGTTTGCCGGTCTTGTCGGAGAAGGCCTCGGGCCGCGTCTTCGCCCAGGCCATGGCTTGGCGCGTGAGGTCGGTGATCGAGTCGACGAAGATGATGCGCTTGCCCGCGATCATCTGAACGAGATCGGGATAGCTTTCCCTGAGATGCTGGTAATGCGCCTCTGAGAAGAAGCCGCTCGGGTCGGCCGACGGATTGACCCCGCCGACGAGACAGCCAATGTCGAGGGCGTCGGCGAAGGTGCGCACCGGGATGCTGTCGCCGGGCCAGTCCTGGACCGACTTCATGCCTGCCTCGAGGTCGATGCAGAGGGTCTCGGCCGGCGGCAACGATTTCAGCAAGGATGTCTTGCCGACGCCGCTCGGGCCGAAAATCGCCATGGTGGTCTTGGCGCCGGCCGCGGACAGCCGTTCGTCGGCGCTGACGATGCGCAGCGCCATCAGCGGCCTCCCGCGTTGCGTGATGCGACATCGAGCGCGCACTCACTCCCGCGCGCGCCGGCCTGCCGGGCGAGACCATAGAGTTTGCGCAAGGCGTGCAGGCGGTCGCCGACGGCGCTGAACTCGGCTTCGACACCCAGCAAGGCGAAGGCGATATCGTCGAGCGTGGCGTCCTCGATCGGCTTGACGACCTGTTCGCGGCGGATTTCGCCGAGCACCGGAATGACGATGGTGTCGGGCAGCGCTTCGAGCGCGTAGTGGCGCTTGCGAATCTCGGTCAGGGCAGCAGAGCTGGTCATCGGGCATCCTCGGACTTGATGGTGAGACGGAAGGTCGGCTTGGCGGTCCGCACCGTGCGGGCGGCGGCGAAGGCCTCGCGGATGGCAGTGGGCCAGGCGGTGTATTTGCGCTCGGGGACCTTGAAGCCGATGTCGACGTAATCGGCCGGGTTCTCCCCGCCCGCACGGATCCGCTCGACGAGTGCGGCGAGCAGCGACTGGTCCCAGTCCACCTTCTTCGGGAGATCGGCCGCGACGACGACGGCGCCGTCCTCGAAACGAACGAGGCCAGTGTCCTTGCCCTCGGCCCGGCGCACCGTCGCTGCCGCGTCGGCGTAGCGAAGCGCGATCGCACCTTCCAGCCACTCCTTGAGCCGCTTGGCGGCATCCAGGGCAGCATCGGCATCCTCCTGGAGCAGCGCCAGATGCTCCGCCCGAAGCGTGGCGATCTCGCCGACCGGCATGGTGCGGATGTCGTCGAGACTGGGGCGGTTGTTGCGATCAGATGCCATCACGCCACCTCCGCCAGCAGGAGGGTGGACAGCGATACTGAGGCCTGCTTCGGCTTCGGGCGGGCGATGGCGAGATAGCTGTAGTCGTCCGACCGGTGGCGACGCTGCACGAGATGGATCAGTCCGCGCTCGGCCGCCCACCAGGCGCGGCGCGCGACGCGGGCGAGTTCCGCCCGCTCCCGCTCGGCGAGGCGCGTGCCCTGCGGCATGGTGTCGAGCGCGAGGAAGCCACGGTGATATTCGAGGATGTCGCCGGGCGCGGCCTGGCCGACCCAACCACAAAGTTCGATCTCGGTGAGCGGCTTCCGGACAGCGGGGAATCTGGATGCAATGACGTTCATGATGGGCTCCTACTCACGCGCTCGCCGAACCGTCTCACGCGGTCCGGACGCCGATCGCCGTCAGGGCAAGGCGGATGTCCTTGACGCGGCGGTAGAGGCTGCTGCGGGCGCCATGGCCACTCGCGGCAAGGCGATCGACGGTGGTGCGGGAAAGGGCTGCACAGAGAGCGCCATCGGCGGGTTCGAGCGAGCCAAGACCGCGCTCGACATCGAGACGCTCCTCGGCGGTGGCGAACGCATCGACGGGCTGGCCGAAGAGCGCCGACAGCCCGTCGGCTTCGGCGATGAGGTCGCCGCGGGTCAGCCCGTCGCTCTCGGGAATGACCTCATCGAGCGAGATCGGCGTCGCGCCATACATCCGGCGCTCCCGCTGCACCTTGTTGGCGATGCGCGTCGCCCTGTTGGTGAGGATGGCGCCGGCAAAGGCGCCGAGCGTGCCGCGATCTGAGTCGTAGGCGGGAAGCCGGGCTATCAGATCAACGAGCAGGTCCTGGCGGACATCGTCGAGATCGGCGCGAGGAAGCCGCAGCTGGCGGACGAGGCGGCGGGCGGCGACGTCCGCCTCATGAAGAAGGATCTGAAGGTCATCCCGGGAAATAGAAGAACGCATCGGTCAACGCCTCGGTCATCGTTTGTGATGTCCGCAGGTTGCCGATGCGCCGGCCAGAATAGGTGGGCACGACGTGGTGATGATGTGGGCGAAGTGTGGGTATGCTTGGCCCGCGATCACCAGAGACTTCCTGCGATTGGCCGATATCCATCGGCGCCGCAGGTTTGACTGACCGGTTAGGTGTTGCGCAGCTTATTTCGTTTGCAACGGTCGTCGGGTGATGTCCGAGAGGCTTCGCATCTGGCCGTTCTCGTCGAACCAGGTGGATACCCGCGCAATCTCCTCTTCGAACTCGCCATCCGGGAACCAGCGCATGACGGTAGTGGGAGAAACCTTGAGAATCTTGGCGAGCATTCTGAAGCTTGGCTCGATCCCCCGTGCCTTGAGTTGACCACCGACGATGATCGCGGACCATCGCTTCTGGTGAGCAGCGGACGCCTGTTCGTATTCGAGGTTGGATCCGCCCAAGCGCTCGCGGATCAGGACGATAAGATCCCTTGGGATATAAAGCTCGTCAGTCCAGCTCAAGGAATCCAGCATGCATGCGATTAGCCAATTGATCAGCTTGTCAGGGACGACCAAACCGCGTCTCGTCAGGTGGGTCTGACCTGATCGGGCGAGATCCCGAGCTTCAATCGTTCTTTCCAGGATCTGCAACGAGAGTGCACTTATCGCCTCAGGGTCTGCATCCAAGACGCCGGCAACCATCTGAGGGTCGAAGCCGAACTTTCTGAGTTCAGGCTCCATGAACATCAGTTGGTCCATCCCGCCGACAACAGACACCTCGATTTCGGCGTCCGGGTTTTCGCGCCGCAGCTTTACATAGTGCTCAATTGTCGGATCGTTCTTGTAGGATCGGCTAATGGCGTTGAAACCACCGCCTTCGTCGGTACCGAAATCGGCCACGCTTCCCTCCTGCTGCGTTCACCAGCTGCTACTTGATCAATTCGATTTCCTCCGGAGGCAGAGCCAGCCGGTAGCCGTTCGGATTTCGCCGATTCTCGATCAATGCGCGTACGGACGTGGCATCCGCACTTCCGCGAGCCAGCGCATCCCGAAGTGCGCGCACAGGCTCGCGCACCTGCGACGAAATTTTATGGATGCTCGCTCCCCAGATGTGCGCCTCGATCGCACGATTCTCGACGATGGCGGGCGACTTCAACGCATGTTCCGCTAGAAGGACCAGCAGCTGGAATTCCTGATCGGAAAGGGTTTTGGGCGTTCCGTCGAGCGATACCGTCTTGGCGCCGCGTTGAATCACCAATCGGGGCGCCAAGCTCGGTTGCGATTCCAGTTTGGACTGATCGATCGACAACCCAGGTGCAGTCCCATCGCAAGCAATGCAGTGCGATCCAGCGACAACATGAAGCCCTGCGTCGACCAAGCGCGCCCAGTCATCTGCAGCCATCGCCGGCGCGATCACCGTGATGGGTGATGACCGGGCGACCGAACGCATCAGGCCGATCAATCCCGGTTGAAGCACCGCATCCTGCGACAGTGCGAGAAACAGCGCCCGCTGGTTCGATGTTTCCCCCAGATGCCAGACACCGGTCGCGACCGGCGCCGGCTTGCCTCCGAACCCAGACGCCATGGCGATTTCGCGGACCAGCGCGGAGGGATGAATCCGAAAGCTCCGCAGATCGTCAGCGCCGAGAACGACGTCGCTGCGCCGGTCCGTCGGACAAACCGCGATGTGTCGCCCGTTGACCTGATGGATGGGCCGCGCGTCGAGACCGCAATCACACGCGGGGCACACATCCCATTCCGTTGCCGGGGCCTGCTCGACCAGGACGCCCCGATCGAGCAGCCGCTCGAAATCGCGCCCGGCATGAGGCGCCGCCTGTCGTCCCCATAGAATTGCGGGATCGCCCGCCTCACTCAGCCGCAACAGCAGCCTGGGCAGCGTCTCGGTCATTGAGCAGTCCGTTGCGGCGAAGAAGCGTCATGATCCGGCCCTCGAACTGCTGACGCTTGAACATGGCGTGGGCCGGCGGCTTCAGCTTAATGGTCACCTTCTTCGCCGACTTGCCGCCGGTCGCGAAATGAACGCGGATGACGATGTGGTTGAGGCGCCAATCCGACCCGAGACGAGCGCCCCGCATCATCTCGCCCAGCCTGGCCAGGGCATTGTCGCGTCCGTCGCGCGCAACATAGGAGTAGAAGGTTCGTGTCTCGCCGGTCTTCGGATCGGCGCCGACGCGGTCGACCTGGACCTCGGTGATCTGGACCCGCTGGATGCCCGGATCGAAGTCATGGTTGAACGCGAAGCCGAAGCCCGCGCGCTGCACCGGGTCGAGCGTGTAGAGGTTCTGGGCGTCGTCGCCGGCGAAGAATTCGGGTTTTCCGAGAATCTTGTCTGCGAATAGCTCCGCGAGATCGGCACGGCGCGCCTTGGCCACGCCGCCGATCTTCAACAGGCCCGTCGTGGAGTTGTATGAAAGCACCGCGTGTTCGGCGGCGCGGAAGCTGATCACGCGCTTCTGGTCCTTTTGCAGGACATCGGTCGTGGTGATCGGCGAGCCGTGCTCGATCACCAGAACGAGCTCGTCGGCATCGTCATACCAGCCGGCGCGGCAATAGTTGCTGCGGAGATCCTGTTCGAACATCGCGGCGGCGGCGGTTTCAAACTCGGCCTTTGCGCGATCATCCATGATCGCCTCGACGCCTTCGTCGCGGCCCACGAACTCGGCGAGCGACGTGCGCGCCATGAGCGCCATCATGTCCGACGCGGCGTCAAAGACGTCGGGATGATCGAGGAAGACGCGCAGGGCGACGTGCTTGGGATTCTGGTGAACCTCCGGCTCGTCATCCTTCGCTTCGGGTGTCACGCGGATCCCCAGCCGCGCGGCCTGCTGAAGAATAATGTCGAGGCCTGCCGCGTTGCCGATCTCGGCGATCCGGTGCAGGTCGGCGACGAGCCCTTCCGGATAGTTCTCTTCCGGCCCCGCGAAGAAATCCTGGACGGCGCTGCGTGCCTCGTCCTGCGCGGCCTCGCCCCTGAAGACCCCAAGGTCCAGCCCGTTCAGGGCATCGCCGTGGCGCTCGAACAGGCGGCCCAGCAGGCCGAGATCGACGGTTCGGGTAAACTTGGGATTGACGAATTTCTTCAGGTTCTTAGCCATCTCAGCCGCCCATAATTGCCTCGCATTTGTTCATCTTATGTTCTTATCGCAAATGCCTGCCGGAGTCGATTCAAAAGCCATCGCCTTGGGACGGATCGTCTGCACCGTGAGTAGAGGCCAAGGGAATCCAATCCCTTAGGTGGTCTCTGCCATGGACATGCCGAACTCGATCCACCCCGGCCACATGACGCCGGACGAGCGAATCGGGGAGGTCTGCCGGATTCTCGCGCGCGGGCTGGTTCGGCTCAAGGCACGCCAGTCAAGGCAAGTATCTGGCGACCGCGGAGAAAGTTGCCTTCACTTCCCGCCCGACCGGAGCGGTCATGGAACTCCAAATTGCAAAGGAGACGCATGACCATGACAGAAAACATCCTGTCCCGGCTGGCCGCGCTGAAGACCACGCCGACGCCTGACCTCAAGAAGCAGTGGCGCGAACTCTTCGACACGGAGGCACCGCCTTACAATCGGCGCTTCCTCGAAAGCCGGCTCGCCTATCGGATCCAGGAATTGGCTTATGGCGGTTTGAAGCCCGCGACAGTCGAGCGCCTCGAGGCCCTGGGTGAGCAACTCGATGGTGGCAACATCGTGCTGCGCCGGATCCGCGCCGACGACAAGCCGATCGCCGGCACGCGGCTGATCCGCGAATGGCAGGGCGTCGAGCACACCGTCACGGTGCTGATCGACGGTTATGAATGGCAGGAGCGGTCCTACCGCTCGCTCTCCGCCATCGCGCGCGCCATCACCGGGACGCGCTGGAACGGCTGGGTCTTCTTCGGCCTCAAGAACCGGCGAGGCCAAGCATGACGAAATCACCCGCATCCGCCAAATCCATCCGAAAGCTGCGCTGCGCGGTCTATACGCGCAAGTCGACGGAAGAAGGGCTGGAGATGGAGTTCAACAGCCTCGACGCCCAGCGCGAGGCTTGTGAGGCCTATATCGCCAGCCAGAAGCCCGAAGGCTGGCTGCTCTATCCTGAGTCCTATGATGACGGCGGCTTCTCGGGCGGGACGCTCGACCGGCCGGCGCTGAAGCGCCTGCTCGCCGACATCGAGGACGGCCGGATCGACGTGGTCGTCGTCTACAAGATCGATCGGCTCAGCCGCTCGCTGATGGATTTCGCCAAGCTGGTCGAGGTGTTCGATCGCGGCGGGGTCACCTTCGTCAGCGTGACCCAGTCGTTCAACACCACGACGTCCATGGGGCGGCTTACGCTCAACATCCTGCTCAGCTTCGCCCAGTTCGAGCGCGAGGTGATCGGCGAGCGCATCCGGGACAAGATCGCCGCCTCGCGCAAACGCGGCATGTGGATGGGCGGGTTCGTGCCGCTCGGCTACGAGGTCAGGAACCGCAAGCTGGTGATCAATGATGCCGAGGCCGCGATGGTCCGGATGATCTTCGAGCGCTTCGTCGAGGTCGGTTCGGCGACCGCGTTGGCCCGGGCGCTCGCGGCCGAGGGCGTGCGGACGCGGCGCGGACGACTCGTCGACAAGGGCTTCCTCTACAAGCTGCTCAACAACCGGGTCTATATCGGTGGCGCCGTGCACAAGGGGACGGCCTATCCCGGCGAGCACGATGCCATCATCACGCGCGCCTTGTGGGACAAGGTGCACGGAATCCTGCGCGAGAGCCCGAGGATGCGCGCGGGCCGGACACGCGCCGCGACACCCGCATTGCTCAAGGGCCTCATCTTCGGGCCGACCGGCTGCGCCATGACGCCGACGCACACGCGACGCGGCGACAAGCTCTACCGCTACTATGTCAGCCAGTCGGTCCTGAAGCGCGGCGCCGATGCCTGCCCGGTGGGGCGCGTGCCCGCCGCCGAGATCGAGGGCGCGGTTGTCGACCAGCTGCGCGGCCTCCTTGGCACCCCGGAGGTGATCGTCGGCACATGGCGATCGGCGCGGCGCGAGATCGATGGTCTGTCCGAGGCTGAGGTCAGGGAAGCCTTGGAAGGGCTCGACCCGCTGTGGGACGAGCTGTTTCCGGCCGAGCAGGCGCGCGTCGTCCAGCTGCTCGTCGAGCGCGTCGATGTCGGACAGGGAGGCGTCGATATCCGCCTCCGCGTCGATGGGCTGGCTCGTCTGGTTCATGAGCTTGGCGGCATGGCCGACGATCCGCGGAGGGCAGCATGAGAGCCGGTGACGCCGCCACCGATGACGGGCGCACGCTGACGGTCCGTGTTCCCCTGACCGTCCGGAAGCGCGGCGGGCGCAAGGAGGTGGTCATGCCCGACGGGGCGTGCTGGGGCCAGCCCCGCCCGCGCGTCGACAACACCATGGTGAAGGCGATCGCCCGGGCCGACCGCTGGAAGCGCCTCATGGAGAGCGGCCGATTCGCCTCGGTGACCGAACTGGCCGAAGCGGAGAAGATCAACCAGTCCTACCTGTGCCGGATTCTGCGCTTGACGCTATTGGCCCCGGACATCGTCGAGGCGATTCTCGACGGAAGGCAGCCGCCTCAATTGACACTCGCGGTGCTCATGGGACCGTTTCCATCGTCTTGGGCCGAGCAGACCCAAGCTTTCCTGCCCCGATAG